AGCATTCATGTACATATTGATGCCTTCTGAAAACTCTTCTTGATTAAAACCGTTTTCAAAAGAATGATTAGCCCACCACTGCAATAACTCATTATCTGTAGCTAACTGTTCATCAATACCTTCTGGCAATTCATAGTCACCTACAGAAGCGGGGCGATTAGCGTATGCTTCTTTCTCAATCTCCTCCATGAAAGCTGTGCGATAGTCTTCTTCTTTTTGGCCTAGCTTGCTTTCTAGAGAAGAGTAGGCACTAGCCAAGTCTTCTGCTGTAGTAAATTTTTCTGGTAGCCACTCAGGACGCTCAACCGCAGTCTCAGTCTGGACTGCTTCTGTTGGTTCAGCACTGGCGGCAGATTCAACTTGTGCTTCTTCACTCATTTTCTTTCACCTTGTGTGCGTGTTTAATTCTACCTTCGATAATACCAACGATATATCTCTGGCCTTCGGCATGGCGTAACTGTGCATCAGATACACCAGCACCATGTACTGATTCAATAGTTATTGAACGCAGATACTTCAATACTTCTTTGCCTAGCTCTGAGCCAAACAAAGAAGCTACATTTAAAGAAATAGTTTCATCAACTTTTACTGGACGCTCATATCCATCAAGACTGAGGTGCTTGCGACCCTTGGTTTCTGCCAACTAATTGCTCCTGTGTTTGTTGCGACATCATTTGTTGTTGCTGGGCGTATTGTTGCGCCATCTGCATCAACTGTTGACGCTCATTCAAATCTCTAATGAGATTGTCAGGAACGCCAAACTTCTTCGCAAGATACACGGCAGTCTCTTCTGAGTTGATAAGGATGTTTGTAATCTCTGGACCAAAACGACCCTGCACCAGCTCCAAAAAACGAGCAACAGATGTAATGTCTTGGTTTGCTTGCGCTTGAGCCAAAGGAGATACAGAACGTACCTTTACTTCCCTGCCGTTAATAGTAGGCAGTTCAATCCTGCCCTGTTTTTTCAGAATGTAAACTACACGCTGAAGTACAGGTTGAACTAGCTCTGCTTGCAATCTGCCAAATGCTGAACCAATCCTGCGAGACAAGTCAGCCATACGCTCTGCCACTTCTGTAGCAGATGCTGGTGTCCTGTCTGGATTGCCAAGCATATCATTATACAATGCACGTTTAATATTAAGTCTCATGTCAGACAAAACAAGGTTAGCAACATCAAAGCTACCAGCCGCCCTGATTGGTTGCAATCCTGCTGAACCTACAGCTTTAGGTATTACAGTCCCTGGAACTAGATTGATTGTATCTGGGTTGACAACGCCATCATCTTCCATCTGATAGATGCCAGAGATAGCCATCTGTGCATTTTCTAAAATAAGCTCAATAGTTAAGTTAGTGGTCTTAATTGCACTAAGTGCATTGATAAGAGGACCACGCCCATATATTTCAGCAGAACACTTAGACCAGCGGAAACAAATAAATGGATTAGAGCCTACGCCAGAATAGTTTTCTTCAGCTATACACTCACCCATAGAGCATTCGATTGCATAGAATTTATGCGCTTCCTGATTAGGTTTGCTGTAATCCTTACAAACAATCTCAAGGATTTTTGTTTTGTCATCTGGGCTTCTTGAAATCCTATCAGCCATCTTGGATGATATTTTATTCTTTTTATACATATGCGGAATATCAGAATACCTAACCTGACGCTCACGATACACATGGTCAATACGATCGTCTGCTCCGCTATCTAACACCACATGCGGCAATGGTATTGCTGAAAACACAACAGGGTTAATTGCATCACCCTCTGTTACGGCAAGAACGCCAGTGCCTACAGCTAAATCCATAAAGGATTCATGCACTTCCTGACCGAAGTTAGAATTTTGTATTACCTCGAACACATACTCTGTTACTTCATCAAGCTCGTTATTAACTGCATCACGCTCTTCATTAGGTACTTCACTACCCGCTGTAAAATCCGCCCAGCGAGCAAAGTTGGGAACAAGACCTTGCTGTAGCCTAGACGCAAACTCTTGAACGCCAACCACCGCAGTTTCATCGAATATCTTGTCATCACGTCTTTCACCCACAGTCTCATGATAGAAAGACTCTCTTTGTGGTAGCGCATATTCATAACACTCCTCAAACAAATCAACAAAGTTTTGCCGATGATGTTTTGCTTTCTCGTACTTTTTTAAATACGATTTAGATACATCGTCAGCACCAGTAGGTATCATAGGAGTGTTGTAAATCATTATTTTAGGTACTCATTGTAATAACCCATACCACCTCTAGCAGAAGTGATGAGTGAACGGCGACCTCTACCACCACGGATTCTTGTGACAGTCTCTTCAAGCCTTTCAGCTTTTTGAGTCTTAGCTTTTTCTGTTGCTTGCGCTTTCTGCTCTGCTTGTTCTGCTTCAGCCGCTTCATTCTTAACGACAACAGGCGCAGACTTTTTTGGCGCTAGTGGTCCTGCACACATAGTAATCTCCTACATTCTAGCCCATAAACCTTGACGGTTTCTTTGTTTGGGCTTTCTGGCAAATACATCAAACCCTTTTTTTGCGTTGAAGGACTGTATTGGTTTGTGATTTGATATTAGTTGCCGCCCTTCACCAGCACCTAACATCAGATATTGCAAAGCATCATGTATATGAGAATACATATTTTTATCTGGTTTGTCAGCATATCTCTCACCAGACACTTCCATGCGCTTATATTGATACCCGCCTTCAAAGCCTTTAATCAGGCTTGGACAACGTCTGTCTACCAGAAATGCTGACTTGCCATCAACCATCTTATTCAAGGAAGCAGAGACTGATTCCAATCGCAAATCAACAGAATTACTAGGAGCAGGACTAGCGCGAAGCCCAGCACCGCGAAGTATCTGGAAGGGGGTTGTCTCATCAGTCTGTGCGCGGAAGTCACCAGCAGGGTCGCCAAAAATGTGTACCTCAAGATGAGCAAACCTTGTTGCAATCTCCTGCCTAAGTAGTTCAGCAAATCGAACAATCCCCATATCAATAGCCACAATCTCTGACTGAATTAGCCAGCGACCACGAACCTTCTGACCAAAGACTGCCGCAGGAGTAAGGCCAAAGTCAATGCCAATATACAACGGCACACCGTCTGCAATGGGTATTTCTTCTTTTGCAATGTGTGTTTCTGGAACAAAGCTAGGGTACACAGGCTTGCCATCCTGTACAGAGCCAAGACGATTCATCACATAAACATCAATCCAACTCTTAGTCTTACCGCGTATAAGATTAGGGTAGTATGATTTGAGCATGTGTTTGCCGTTCTCAGCCTTCTTGTTTTGCTCGTAATCAGATACCCCACCTTCTTCATCTAAGATTTCTACCATACCAGATGGCTGTGTATAGAAGTTCCAGTTGTCTGGCTTCACTAGCATCCTTGCTTGTTCACGCGGAATATGGTCTGGGATAGGAACTTCACCAGACATGATGGGCCACCAATGGTCTTCTTCTGGCGCGTTAGTGTCGGCAATAACACCTGACCACGATGGCCCACCCTCGCGCATGGAAGGGAATCGACCCACACGCATTGTACAAGCATCAATGATTGACTTTGGAACCTCCCTCGCTTCGTTGATCCAAATGCCAGTAAGTTCTAGGGAGAGGAGCTTTTTGACATCTTCTGGTCTATCGAGAGCGAGGAAGATAACTTCAAGGTCGAGGTCGTTCTTCTTGATATGGTGTACATAAGGTACAGACCAATGAAACTTACCCCACTCATTTTCAGGAAACCAATCAAGCCACGTTTTAATAGTGGTTGTTTTAAGCTGTGGGTTGGTGTTTCTAATAATCGCCCAACGACTACGCCGAATACCATCTTTGTTTTTCTCCTGCATCAAGGCTCTGCGAAACACCTCGACACAGCAACCAACTGACTTACCAGAACCGACAGGGCCGCGGATGCCCCGAAAGAATGTGTCGTCCTTCATAAAGGCTTTGAGGACATCACCGTCTGGCTTGTAGCTAAAGTTGCTCAACGCCCTTGTCCTTACCGAAACGAATCATCTTTTCTACAGTCTCAGGGCCAATAACAGAGATAACTTTGTCAGCCTCGTAGTCTGTGCAAAACTCTTTGGGGTGGTGAGCAAGGTGTACCTTCTTCACTACTTTGCGAAGTATGTCACGCTCTTCTACATTCAAGGTATGCAGGAAACTCATTTCAAATCATCCATCTTTATCAAAGAAGGCCCTTCAAATACTGTTTTAATAGGCTCATCAGAGCTACTACCACCCATCTTAAATTTAATTCCCTTTACCCTCTTCTTTTGTTTTTGTTGTTTTTCTTGAAA